TTATTGTTTGTTCTGTTTTTCTTTTCTTGCATCAGATCTTTGGATTTTTGCTTGAATTTCGGATGCTACACTTTCTAATAACCATGCAGGAATCCATCTTTCCCAGCCAATTCTTGCACAGTTTGCAGCAAAACTATTAAAGATATGATAGATTAATCCACCGGTTACCATGAAGAAAAAGAAATCCGGTAGTTTAAGAGCCATATCAAAGAAATGCGCAAGAGCAGGTAATGATAAAAGCACCACGGTTCTCGTGATGCCTTCAATTCCATATTGAGATGAATAGGTTCCATCTAGTTTAGAAGCTCTACTGCCAGTAATCCAATCTAGCATGATAATCCATCCGAAAATCACTATCCAAATTAAATTCGTCTTTCCATACAGGAAATTAAATAGTGTTCCTAATCCACCGCTAATTGCTGCACCTACTTTAAATTGAGTACTTGTTATTACATCGCTTATATTTAATGACTTGATGAGTTCGTGAATTCTTTCCAAGTTCTCACCTCCTTTCAAATTTTGGCCAAAATAAAAAATCCTGCTGCTGCACGCTTGGATTCTCCTGTTTACGTATTTAATTTTTTCCATGAATGTTCTAATGGCTCTTGTCGTGGCCGTTTCATGTCATGATTTTGTTGATTGTTAGGTATTTCTATTTTAGGTAAAAATGCTCCCTTCCGTATTTGTGCGTTCCTATTGGCTACAGTTATATAATTACGTAATATCATTCCTTTAAAAGTAGCCATAATCAAGAAACCCTTATTACAATATCTGATGGTAACGAATAGGTGTTGACCGAATTACTAACACAAGCTAAATATCTATATTTTTGTATCCCTTCATCGGTTGGAATTTCAATGAAGTCTCCTTGTGATAAATTCGTTGTTCCGCTTAAATAAAATATTCCATCTAATCGCCCACGGACACCTTCATCCTTAGTCTCTACAAAAATAGGAGACAAAATATATGATTTATCAATTGTTGGGTTCTTCAAAGGCGTAAAAAAATTCGTGGTGGATCTATACGGTTTAGTTGAAGCAGGAAATGATTCTGGACCCGCAAACATCCAACCTTGATTTTGAGACGACGTAGAACTATTAGATACTCCAGAGAAAGCTGTTGATGCTGTATATATTGCTTTTGTAAATGGTTCGTGTGATTCTTTTAAATACAAGTCGTCTGGAACGCCTATATATGAAATAACGTTGTAACCGGATAGATAGTCTGGCGCAATTGTAGCAACAATAACACGTTCTTTATCCGCAAAAATGTATAATTCAAAAATCGCATCCTTATCATAAGTTGGTCCTTTTCCCTTTGTAAAACCGGTGTTATACTTTCTACCAAAAAACCAGCCTAAAGGATTGGATTCAGTTATATTTATCCGTCTACTTGTGTTTACGTCGTACCCTTCAGAAAAGCGAAAGAATGGATCTGCGTAGTCTGACTTTCTAATATCATAACTAGAGTTTACAGACGGGGAAGATTCTGAATTTCTTCCATCAAACGGGATAAGCTCAAAGAATATATTTTTCTTATTATCATTACCATCCGAATACATAACAAAAAAGTTATTTTCAGAAGAGTCTCCTGTATTTTTTTGCACCCATCCAACTCTAAACATCTCATCAATAACTGTTTGGAATATGTCTTTTCGTGCAACTTCAAAGCGATTGAAAATTTTATTAGTCATATAGCTCTCTCCTTTAAGATAAACTTACTACTTTTATATTTAAAGAAAATAAAGCAGCCGAATCTCCTTTGTTTTCAACAAAAACATGAGCGGCTGCATTATTATCTTTATCTTCAATTGGTATTGCTAATATATCGTAGATTTTCTTTTCTTGGAGACTCTTGTATATTTGATCTCCATTTTCTTTTTTATCAAAAATTGTAACGACCGTTTCGGAATCTTTATCATTTATGACTTTAATTGTTCGGATATCATATTTGTTGAATCCAATATTAATCGGTATATATTCTACCTGCCCTTTTTCTATGAAAATTTGTTCTTTTCTTTCCACGAATGTTGGATTTGAATTTGCTGTTTCCCCTTTGAATCTATTAATTTTCATTTTAGTTCCCATATCATCACAACCTAATCATGTGTTAGTTTAATGTTGAAATAAATTGGTTCAAGGCCCATATAATTATAGTCTTTAACAACTTTAACCCAGAATTCTTTAGAGTTTTGAGGGTCTAACGTACCGATAGAAGTTTCTTTTGAAAAATTAATACCATCTAGTGAAACATCTGCCCAGGAAACTCCGACCTTATCCATGTATTGTTGGACAGATATTTTTAAATTGGCCACAGCGGATATATTTTCATTTTGTACAGACATTCGAATAACCTTTTGGCCCTCTATCATATTCCCTAAATGGGTTGGATCTGTATCGTTTAATTCTTTGTCATGCATTAAAATTTTTAAAGGAGAACCCATATTATATATGTCGCCACCATAAAAGATTGTTTTCTTTGTAGCGATTAGCATGTTTTTTTCGTCAAATATTTCTAATTGTCCCTTAAATTCCAGTGATGGTAAAACAATATCTATACCTGTATTATTTTGTTCTACTACACTTTTAAAAACGATGGTTCCACTATCATCTTTTAATACAACTATGCTCCTAGGAAAGAGTTGTCGTAATTTTAATTTATTACCTGCAGTAACAATAATACGATCAACATTTAATGGCTTGTATTGGTTTTCTATGCCTTTTTTTAAGATTATTCCAATCCTATTAGCTTCTAATTTGTCGCTATCAGCATAATCAAAATTAGAAGCTGTTTTACTGTAAAAATCCCACTGATTACCTTGTGATACAGCTAACCATTCTGTATGGTCCTTTGAACTAGTTTTTGAATAAGATTCAAGGAATTCGATTTTGTTATCAGCATTCTGGTATATGAGTAGTCCACCATTATCATTTTCTACAGTTGGCTGATAATCTGCAGTTACTTGTATTGCAATGTCACCTGCAGGTTTATCAACTAATAGTAAAACATCTTTGCTGGCATCATGGTTTATTCGTAAAAAACTCTTTTCAGCAGAAATATCAAATGCACTTGCCGGAGACATGATCCACCGAGGATGTATGAAATCAAAATCATCCGTGAATATTTTTCCGCTTTCTTTTTCGTACAAAGAAACTAATTCCATTTTCACCATCCTATCTCGTTTTCTTCCAATTTGAATTCGTCCACCAAGATTGACGGCTATGCCGCAACCATAGCTTTGGATCTTCTTTTATAACTTCTTTATTTTCATCGCCTTCAATGATTTCAGCGTTATATATATTATCAACTATGAAATGTTCAAATTTTATACAAGTGGCATCGAATAGCATGTCTACTTTAAAACTATCATTCTCTATAATTGAGCTCTCGAAAATTAATTGTCTACTAAACTGTTCAGATTCGCTCACAACAGTTTCTACAGTGCTCTCTCTATCAAACGTATCACCTGTTATTTCATCTGCTTCAAACTGACGAGAAGTATCAAATAAATCCTGTTCGTGAATTAAAGCTTTCTTTGCAGGTGTATCCGCTGCATCATAATCATAATCAATTTGTGAATCTAGTTCTAAAAGTGGTCTTTCAAATTCTATTGCTCCGGACACATCCGTCATAATTTCTTGTATAGGGCGCACCATATCAACAGTATCAACAATTTTTGATGAGATATTTATTTCTGGTCGGTTCATTATTTCGGACAAAGCCGTTTCTGTTATGAATTCTCTTTTAATACGTGAAAACATGTCGAAGTCGGGTAAATAGACTGGAATCCCCAAACCTTCGAACAAATCCATTTCTTCTCTCGTTGCATCTATCTGTAGGATGTTTCTATCTGCTAATGAAAAAGTCTCTTCAAAAACAATAGTTTTTGTATCAAAGCGATTGCTTAATTCGTTTTCTGTAATGACAGTGACGATATCTTTCGTAATTTTATTAACGGGATCCGTTTCTATGTAATCTGTAGAAACTGTTGCAATTACTTTATCTGTAGCTACAGTGTTATTAATCACGCTGCAAACGTCTTTGATATTTCTATCTCCATTATCAATTTCAATAATATTACCTGTATTAAATTCACGATTAACATTTAAACCATCTGATATATCAGCCATGTTTACACTGTACTCACGACCTTTTGGGGTTGTTAATTCCATATGTGTAACGTCATTTGCGATAAATTCATTAGTAACCCTATCGGCTTCTGATTCATTCATTCTTTCGGCTTCATGATATTTGTTTTTTCTATCAGCATATCCATGAAAAGCTGCTCCTACTTTTATCTCGTTAGTAACCCTATCAGATTGATTTAAATCTATTTCAATTAAATCCATTTCTATTTTTTTTCGTAGTAGAGTTTCTGAATCTACAAGTGAACTACCTATTTCTGATATAGAACGATCTACTAATTCTAATGAAACACCTTCCCCATTAATCTGTAAGGCATCTCTATCCCCTGTAGATAATTCAGCATAGTTTGTTGATAACTCTCTCTGGATGCGAGCGAACAAATCGTAATCGGGTAAATAAACTGGTATACCTTGACCGTTAAATATGTCATATTCTTCATATGAACCAATCATTTCTCTAATGGATCTATCTGCTAATTCCGCATTACTGATATTAATCGCTTCTAGTTCTTTTATTGTGATATTGCTTGTATCGACGGATATTGTTGTAGCGTTTATTTCCTTTTCTTGTCGTCCTGCTACGATACTTTCATAAAAATTTTCTCCATACAGAACGCGTGCGACGTTAACCCATTCTGGTAATTCATCCACATCTACAGCAAATTCGCGCACTTTTTTATGAAGAACTTCCTCTTTCATTACTGGTTTCATTTCGTGCTCGTTTGTAGTACGGTGCAGTACCTCTTCGTTAGCAATAAGAATTTCATGTGTATTAAAAGGCCGATTAACATGCTCATCCACGATATGATCCATTTTAAAAATTCGCTCGTGTTGCAATGCTTCTACATCGGAACTTACATCAATAGAAAAATATCTAGATTGTTGGACATCTTGTATATCAGAAACTTCCATATCAAGTTCTGTCAATCGTTGCGAAGAAGAGCTGCTTATCTGGATTGTGTGCGCTTCAACTTCTTTAACTTGTCGAATTGCTTGGCCAATAATATCAGAGAAAACGCCTTTAATTTTAGTTGTTCTTTTAGCAAATATCCCTGCATCATCTTCTGTAACAGCCTTAACTCTTGAACTTGCCGGCATACTCACTGGAAACTCGTGTTCATTTTTTCCAAAAGGGTTTGTTACTGAAAGTGCTACACAATAGCTCTTTTCAAAATTGGATTCTGAAGTAATAGAAACAGTATAGTTTTTTTCTTTTATAAATAAAGAAGGGGTAGCAAGCGAAGAAACCTTTTCTTTCATTCTTTGCTTTCCCCCTTTCGTTTTTAAATGTCCTCTTTATAAATCGCTAACCCAATAGGATTAAACGGAGAATTTTTACTTGTGAATGGTGATACCGCAGTTGTGGGCAATGTATAACGATATAATTGCGCCATTTTATAACTTGCTGTAATTTCTCCAAGCGGAAATTCTTTAAATATCACTGTTTTGTCATCTGGATTATAGACATAATCTGTTTTCGGTATTTCTTTGCAATTCATAAAAATGTTTAACGTATCACCTTGTGGTTTGTGTTCTAAATGAAATATAGTTGTGGCGCCATCACCGTTACCAAGTACTTCATTCACTACTGTTTTTTCAATTTCTAATTCATCAGCTTGTTGAATGTTCTTAGGATGTACCGCATAAACATCATCTAACTTCCCTACATATCCATCGTTTGGATGAACAATATAAAATTGAGATAAATGGTATTTATTACTGTACATTGAAGGATTAAAACGACCTTGACCACTATCAATCTCAGAATTATGAGTAATGAATGATAGGTAATGTTGTTGATACATAGCCCCTGTTAAAGATTGGGCCAACATTGGCGATAAATTACCACCAGAAGTATTTTGGCCATAGTCCATGTTAGTTTCGCCAATTTTCTTCGTGGAATTATTAAATTGTTCTCCTTCGCGGCAACCGCCCATGATAATTAAATTTTTTTGTGGTTTATTATCAAAGGTGTGCATTTTTCCAATATAAAGCGGAACAAATAAAGCTCGGACAGGACTTGGCGTCGGATCTATTCGCATAAACATAACGATACGATCCTTATTTGCGTTTCCATACATGTAAACAACTGAATCTCTCTTCCAATCTTTTGTGAATCGTTGTTCTGGCGTGAAGCTTAACGATGTATAAGGTGACGCATTAATAAAATTGATAGATTTAAAAATTTCCGTCATAACACTTATTGTATTTTGAACATCAAATCTGGTTTTTGCTGTAATAACATCTTCTAATACACCATCTTTATTTGGTTCAAGTAATCTTATTCCGGAAACTTTAATGTTGTCAGAACTTGCAGGCGCGGATTTGAAAATAATACTACCGCCAGTGAATGAGTACTCATTTCCTGTTACAACAACGTCATTTTTATAAACTGTAAAACGACTTTCATCGAAATCAGCAAATGGTAATGAAAATGTTGTTTTCGTTCCATTTCCATTCCCTAAATTTGCTGCTTCATCTGTAGACTTAATTTCTTTTTCGATGAAATATCGCGTATACGTGAAGAAAATCATATCATTAGATGGTTCATATGCATCATTGGCAAGACGGTATTCTGCAGTTACCTTTCCACCCTTTGCAATTGGACTATTAAACTTAATATTCCCTGTTTTACTATCGACTGTATAAGAACTCTTATCTTGCAAAACACTATTTACATAAACTAATAGTGATGTTGAGATAATTGGGAAAGCAGGAATATTAAATTCTGTTTTTGTCCCATCCCCGACTCCTAGATTTCCTAATCTAGATTCAACGGAAACGTAACGTGCATCTGCAAAATCTGAATCCGCAGTATCGTATGCTACCGCAAAACCGAATCTGCGTCGTTCTAAATCACTACCTAACGATTCAAACAATCTCACATCAATATATTTACTAGAATCGCTTCGAATACGGAATAGTAAATCTCGTTTCCATCCATTTGCGATATACATTTTTTCTAATTCATTTGGTAACGTTTGTAAATTAACTACTTGATCGAACCACATTTAGTTTCTCCCCTTATCACATTGATTTTTCGTATATACCTAAACCAGCTGGACGATATGCAGTTGCTGGCATTTTCGTAATTGGTGAAATTGCATCCACTGTAAAGAAACGATAAATATCATGAGAGTCTGGACAAGTATCTTTTCGGACTTTTAATTTGTCGCCATCTAATAATCCTAATGGTGATAGGAGAACGATATAAGGCATGTAGCCGCGGACACCTTCATCTGGATGAACGATATAAGCACGTGAAGTATGTACTCTACCACTATATAAAGATGGGTTAAATTGATATTTATATTCATCATTGTCATGACTTTGCCATGCTGACGGGTATTGTCCACCGTTTTTTCCTTTACGATCTGGTGGCATCATATTACTAGGGACATTCCACGCAATATAGTGGGCTTGATATCTTGCTCCGAATCGGGAACGTTTTATAATTACATTATCAATACCGTTACCAGGGCTTTTCGGATATGTTTTTGTTCTTGGCATATATTTCGATACATCTCTAAAAGGTTTCGGGTTTTCAAAATCAAAAGTATGAGAGGAAGATTCGTCACCTTCATCATAGGCGCTACCAGCCCATAGAGCATCCGCAATTGTATCATCCGCTGCATAACTTTCTAACCTGCCCATATATACCGGTATTACAGGAACGACGTTATTTTCAAATGCTGGTGTTCTGTCCGCTTGAATTAATAATACCGCTCTATCTTTATCAACTTGACCTGTAATACGAACTAGTGAATCTGGCCACCAATTTGTATCTACATTTACATTTTGTAATCTTGGATTTCTAAAAGTACACTTTACCCAAGGTGACATCATGAGTTGCGGAGAATCAGAATATTCATAAGAATAAGTGTAATAAATTTCACCATTATTCGGATTTCTGTTTTCATTTTTTACTTCTGTAACCTCAGCTAATTCAACATCCATTATGGATTTAGTTTCATATCCGTCTTGAGCGCCCATAGTGATTAAACTGTTATCTTTATAATTTGGGAGTTGTTCGATCATATATAGATACATACAAGAGCGATCTTTATAGCCTGGGTTATTTTCTAGATAAGATTGAAGTTCTGTTTTGCCTTTATCTGTAGACAAATCTATATCCAATTTTGTTTTATTCTCCCAAGACCAGGTCTGTACAATTCCGTACATGCCACCATCCGAATTTTGTAAAACAACATGTTTTGCACACCAATATTTATACAATTTAGTAATGTTATTTTTGCTTCCTTGCTCTTTTTCTTTATGAATGTATTTATAAAAGGTTTTAACTTTTTTCCAACCATTTTCAGTCATTAAATTAATGAGCTCATTTTGAAATTCTGCTTCTGTAACGATTTTTTCGATGTATGCCATTTATTCCACTCTCCTAATCCTTTAAAAGTTGATAATTAAGCCATACAGTTTTTTTCTCTGCAGATGCATTATGGTATTCGAACTTTATCTCTGCATTGGTAGGTATAGGCTTAACGATGGAGAAATTAAATCCCTCCGGCACATCTTTTACATAAACTTCTTTAAATACTTGTTGGCCATTAATATATAAGTTCCAATAATCCTTATCACTGTAATGTGAAGCAGCAACAGAAAAAGCAATCATTTCTGTTTCGGATGATAACGAAAACTTATCTACATGAATTTCATCATGAATACCAACTCTTCGCCCTTGTATGAATGGCTCTGTTTTTGTTGGGAAGTAAGGTGCGTCAAACCTTCCACCAGCCATATAATTAACTGAAAAACTCATGAGTACGCCCCCTTATCTTAAAAAGTGCAATTCAAACCACACTGTTTTATCAAGAATTCCTTGATTATGGAATCGAAACGCTATTGTACTTCCTGCTGCGACTGCTTTATAAACCATAAAGTGCATACCTTCGGGAATACGCTTTGTATAGATATCCTGGCAAACAGTTTGGCCATTCACAATTAAGCTCCATTTATCATCTAATTCATATATAGATGCACTTACACTAATTGCATATAGTTCCATGTCTGCAGGTAAAGTATAGGTAGTTTCATTTGTTTGGAATGAGAAAGAATCCATAATGAAACCAGGTATAAATGGTTCCGTTTTTGTTGGATAGAAAGGTGGATCTAATCGGCCACCGGCTAAATAGCTTGTTTCAAACAAGAGTAATCACCCTTTTTCCTGTATTAAAAAATTCCCGTGCGTCATTACGACACATCGGGAATGGATAAATCAGGTAACATACCGTTACCTTTATTTAGAATACGCGGCTGTACACGCTCTAATTGTTTCTTTGCATTGTATATTAATTGTATCTCCATTTCTTTTCCGGTTATTTTATGAGAGACAAGAACCTTTTCTAGCATACCTTGTGCATTAAAAACTAAATCATAATGCAGATATTTATCACCATCAACCGCTGATAGTCGAGCACCATCACGAATAAGCGTATATCCTTCGGTCATGCCTTCCTTAAATACGTTATTCGGGTCATTCCCAGGCATTGGTTTACCACCGGTATATATTTGCCTATCAATCAATCCTTTCATCAAATACATGATCGGATCATATAAGTTTTTTTGCATTATCATAGAATCACCCCTAGTTTACCCTCGTAACAGACCATGTTTTGGCTGGACGTTGGATATAATAGTGATTTGCATCTTGATTTACCCGAGGAAATGATAAATCTGGCAAGGAACCGTAATCGAACAAGATATTATTCTGCGTATCAAGTACTTGCAAACGTCCTGTAAGAATCCCTTTCGGATTTCGTACAGCTTCAAATACAATAATATTCACGCCATATTCAAGTGGAATATCGACATACGTCGGATTGTTCCGGATGAAATAATTTTCTTCGACTAATTTATCATTACAGTAAATATTTAATAAATCGCCATCCTCTACATCCCAATCCCAAAGTTTTAAACGTAATGTATCTACATTTACTGTAATACCGGTTATATCTGTATAGGGAGCAGGTTCATACCCATAGTTAACAGTTAAATCTAAAGTTTGATAGAATCCATCATCTGCAGAGATCATTGTATTAATCCCTTTAACAAAGTAATTCCATTGTTGGCCAGAATCTCTATTGTAAACAGAAATAACATCAAACAACTGAATCCGTGGATCTCCAACGACTGCTACTGTTAATGTTCTGAACTTCTGAATTGCTTTTAAATGATAAGCTGCAGCAACTGCTCTTCTTGCAAAGAATGTAGTTGCCCAGGGAACTTCTATCATTTCCTCTCGTAAATCACCCTGCGATACATTTTTTAATAGAAACGAATTAAGAAATCCATTTGCGTAATCTCCACATTTAACAACAATACTATTACTTATATCCTGGTCCGTTAGTTGCATATCTAATGAAATAAGGTTCTCGCCTTCTCTAAAGCTAAACTTTGCAGGTTCGTTAATTGCATAGTCTGGCATTTTCATAAACGTACAACTGCCATCTGGTTCGTGTTTAATGTAATGGAATGTTGTATCTATAATGTCGCGAACAATTTCATCCCATTTTTGAAATCTCTTTCCTGTTGCTCCTTCAACAATCCAACTTTGATTGGTACCAGGAATGTTTACTCTGCCGCCGTGCAATTGAACCCCCGCTTTTTCAAAGAAGAATTTCACAACATCATACACATTACCGGTTGGTGCAACAATTTCATCAGATCCAGGTGTTGGGATTACTGATTTATGTAAAACCTTCTTATAAGATGTAGTGCAGGTTACTGAAATTGTGCCGCTTTCCGCATTTACCTTCACATCAGATACAAAACCATGTATATACGGTAAAGCTTCATTTCCGTAGCCAATAGACACTTTAAATTCAGTCTGTGGATATAGCTGGTTTGTATTTGTTACCTCACTGTTATAAAACCATTCTTGAATAGAAGCAAACTTACCATACCAGTTATCGGGAGCCATTTCCCCGTATTCATTTGCAAAACTAATAGTAAATGTACTAGCAAACTGGTCTGCGTTCTCCTGCACTTCTAAGCTGGTTACACGGTGTTGTACTTGTACATAAGAAGAAGAGTCCCTTCTTTTCATGTAAACAATTAAATTAGGGGAGTTATTCCCAACTTGGAAATAGCTCCCCAACATTCTGATTAAAGAAATAGATCCTTCTCTCACATTCCATCAACTCCAATACCTGTTTGTGACATAGATGTTAATTTACATTTTGCTATTACTAGCGTTCCTTTTCGTATTGCATCTACTTCATTCGGTTGAATAATACCCCCATAGGTACCGTAATCACCAGTAATAATATGAGGACGATATATTTCTCTCATGAAATCACGCCAATGACTGATATCGTTGAATAGAATAGTGAATTCTACTTCGCATCCTTTATTACCAGCACTTTGAAAACGAGGATATCCATGCATGACATTATAACTTTTTAAGCCGTCTAGTGATTTTGGCAATTTTGTTTGTTCGATCATAGCAATATTAGGTACATGCCCAAATGCATAATAATGTACGTCGCGTATATACGCCACATCAGAAGAACCATAACCACTTGTTGTAAATTCAATTGTTTGTGGTCCTGCACCAACAAAGATTTCTCGTGCTTCCCAGTCATAAGGGCCTCTTGCACTAAATCTCTCAATACCATTAACCCGAACGATAAAATATTTATCTGGTAACATGCCATCAGAACCAATAGGAACTTGGGACATAAATGAAAAGTTATATGTCCCTGGCCATGAGAAATTAATGGTATATTGTATTTTGTTTTTTAATTTTGCAGCATCCCCTAAGAGATGGTATGAACCAGCTCTTCTATGCAATGTTTTTAATATACTCATACATTTCGCACCGCCATTCCCATTAGATCATCAGCAACTACGTTTTGTAGCAGCTTTCTCATTTTTACAAAGTCTTCTGCATTTTGTAGTTTTTCAACAGCGACTCTGAATGTTGCATTTTGAATTGTTACGCCATTATCTGTTTTCTTCTCAACGTGGGTTTGTCCAGCAAATGGATGTGCAGTTTTACCGATTAGATCAGCTGAACGTGCTCCCATTTGTCCGATTTGAGTAGATACATCGGTTACTAGTTTCATTGGCTTAGGTGGAACCACTGCTTTGTTTAGCAATTCAGAAGCTCTGTCTACTGCAGGAATCATTTTTTCCATCCCTACACCTAGACCTTCTGTAATAAATCCACCAAATTCCATCATTAGGCGTGAAGGGCTTCGAATACCAAAGAACTTCTTAACTGCTTTTGGAATTCCGCTGACTACGCCTTTTGCTTTATCAGCTACCCAGCCACCCATTGCAGCCATACCTTCACCAATACCAGCGATGATATCTTTTCCCCAGTTCACTGCATCTTTTGCTACATTTTTTACAATGGTGCCTACCTTACCAAATACATCTTTTACGATATCTACAATACCTGTAAAAGTGCCGGTAATAGCTTTCTTAATCGTAGCGAAATTATTTACTATGAAATCTTTAATCGCCCCAACAACACTAAAAATCGTATTTTTAATTTTGTTGAAATTATCAACTACGAAATTAACGAAAGCTCGAACTGCTCCAATGATCGTATCCTTAATAAAATTCCATGCCGCTTGAATGAAATTTTTAATCGCATTCATTACGGTAATGATTATATTTTTAATAAAGTTGAATGCATTTTGAACAGTGGTTTTAATGAAATTCAATACAGTAACAAATACTGTTTTTATAAAATTCCATGCTGCAGAAATAATAGTTTTAATAACATTCATCGCTGTTGAAATCACATTTTTTATGAATTCAAATGCAGCACGAACAAACGATTTCAAGAAGTTAAGTACAGTGGTAAATATTGTTTTAATGATATTCCACCCAACTCTAAAAATCGTTTGGTAAGCTTTTATATAAAATGAAATTACATTCTTAATGAATTCTAAGGCGAATTTAACAACGCTTTTTATAGCATTTAAAGCAGCGTTAAACAGAAATTTAATGACATTCCATCCAACTTCGAATATTTTCTTCCAAGTATTGATATGCCATTTTATCGCTGCAGTAATACCCTTCCATGCACCTTCTAGGAGTTTACCTAGAAATGATACGGATGTATGGAAGACTTTCTTTGTACCTTCCCAGAAGCCGGAAAAGAACTTAGACAACCCATTCCAAGCGGATTTTGCACCTTTTACGGTTGCATCCCACCCTTTAGAACATACGTCACCTATCCATTTCACGGCTTGTTTTGTGTATTTAACAACGTCATCCCAATTCTTATAAATTAAATACACTAATCCAACAACAGCTAGTATAGCAATAGTCCAGGGATTCATGAGTAATGTCATTGCAGATCTTCCAAGTATAGCGAGCGCTTTACCTATTGCACCAAACATTCCAATAAGTTTAGGCCCTACCTTTAAAAGTCCAGCAAATGCAGTACTACCTAGGAAAGCTACTGCTCTTCCTATCATTCCGAACATACCAATTAATCTAGGGCCGAGTTTTAATATACCCGTAAATAATAAAGGAACCTTAGATAATACTGGTACTAGGAATCTAAATGAACCGACAAATGCACCAACTCCACTTGTCATGAATCCCATCATAGCAATTAGTGGACCTAATACAGCAACCATACCTAAAATTGCTACGATACCAATTTGGATTGGCTTAGGAATGGAACTAAATGCTTTTGCAGCTAATCCTACCGCTTTAATAATTGGTGGAAGGGCTACTTCCGCAATATCTAAGATAGCTTGTCCTAAAGGCTCCAATGATGCCATAGTAGTACGAGTAAGCTTCTGCCAACGAACACCAAAGGCTTCTTGCTGCGTTTTTTGCATTTTGCCCATCGCACCATCAACATCGCCAAGTGCCCCATTTACATTATTAAGTCCAAGTACTACTTCATTGCCCATGTCTTCGAATTTTGTCCCGAAAATAGCTTTTCCAAGTTCAGTTTGTTTAGATTTATCTTGTACTTTCTGTAAATCCCCAGTAATCGCTTTGAACATATCAGAAGATGTTGCTTTACCTTTTTTAAATTCCTCATACAACTTTTGCGTTTCGGGAGTTAACTGTTTGATATTATCTAACATTTTGGGTTCTGTCATTCGTATACCGAACTCTTTTACAAGATCGTTAATGTAATCGAGATTATAACTGCCATCACGAGTCCCGTTCGCCATAATGGTAAACATCTCGTTTGCAGAGAATCCGGCCTGTTTGTACAGCGGGGCGTATTCGGCCACATTATCAAACATCTCGTTGGAAAAATTAAGCCCCTCTTGTCCGCTAGCTGCAAATAAATCAAATGCCTCTTTTGAAGAAATACCGAAATTAGTCATTAATTGCCCTGCACCACGGGTTACTTCATTGATATCAGAATCAAATGTTTTACCCAGTGTCATAGCGCTCTTTGTAGCTTCCTCTAATTCTTCATGAGGAACTTCCTTCATATTCTGATAAACCTTTATGAGGGATTGATCTACTTCTTCAATACTTTGCCCAAATCCATCCTTCCAGGTTTCCTTTGCGATTTTACCAAGGTTTTCAGCACCTTTTTCAGTAAGACCTAAAGAAGATTGGATGTTCCTTTGTGAAGTATCGAAATCGGATGCTACTTTAACAGCTGCTGCACCAATACCAGCTAAAGGTAATGACACACCAGCAGTCATATTTGCGCCTGTTTCTTGCATCTTACTACCTACATGGCTTATTGACTCTCCTGCTTTTTGGAATTTATCATGCATTCCGTTTGCAGTTTTTTGTACACGATCTTCGAATTGCTGTAAATCTTTATAAGCACCTTCTGCTTTAATACCAATCGTTCCGAACAATTGGAACATTTCAGCGAGCATTTATGCACCCCCTTCGCTGGGGTCTATTACCCTTTTATTCCTCATCGTCGTCTTCTTGGAATTGAGCCATAATCTGCTCAACGTGCGCTTCACATGCTTCTTTCGTCCATACTTCTCCCATCTCATACGATGACTCTTTGTCGTCTTGAGTATCGGTAAGTCCAAAAGCTTGAAGGTAATCGTTGAAAGTAGTACCTTCTTCAAGCTGACGAGTTTGAAAGCCAATGAACGCCATCTTCTTCCACTCATTTAGTTCTTCTTGCTGCTCTTCTTGTGCAATTAATGAAAATAAATCCATTAAACGCGAATAAGGTATGGATAAGACATATTCATCTGTCCATCCATACCGCTTCTGAATCTTATCGAAAGCACGTAACATGTTTTGTTCAGCTTCCTCTAAATATTCATCTGTATCTTCGTTTACGCTTGCATTTGAGCTGCTGCTGGTTTGCTCCATTTCTCGCTCTGAACTTTCACGAGTCCCTTGACCTGGTTGAAAAAAGTCATTAAGTCCTCACTTTCTAATAGGCCCTGTATAACAGCAACCATTGCTTCTGGAGGGAATTGTCGAAACTCTTCTGCTTTTACTTTTAATAAACTAGCAAAGAACTCTGTGAAATCATCTTCGCAAGCAGGAATCATTGTTAGGACACGGAAAGCGAATTCTAATCCTTTTTGTTGCTGCCTCTCTTTAAGTGCAGCTAACTGCGCTTGTTTTTGTTCTTCTGGAAGAGCTTCTGCTACTTTAGTTAGTTCATCCATTTCTTGCTTATCCTTACCAAAATCAGCGAAGTTGGCCATTGCACTGCGTCCAACTTTTGAAATGATCTTAGCAAATCGCCAAACATCAGTTACATTTAAACGTCGCATTTCCACTTTTACACCCATGATTGTAATTTCTGTACCGTTATTCATCATTTTCTCTAAAATAGAAGCCATTCCGTTCTCTCCTTTTAGCATTTAGCTCGTTTTATGTAATAGAAAACCGACTACCATTTATACGGTAGCCGGTGCTTTTAGTGTTGTTGTTTTCTTTTTCTTCGGTAAGTAAATTTCATATGGCGGTGTAGATGGTGCAGATTCACTGTAATGACCAATAAACTTGCATTTCAAGCCAACCGTTCCTTTACCATCTTTTAGATCAACCTCAATAGATGAAACTACCATCGCATTACGAATTACAAAGATAACAGGTGATTCACTTCCAGAAATCATACCGATTAATGCTATATCATGGTAACTTGAATCAGGAATATCATTAGAAGGTTTCATAATATCGTAGTCTGTTTCTGTAGTACTATCTATTGTCATACCAGGTAAAGCTAACTGCAGATTTTCTTTCGTAAATTCAACTAGTGTAAGTTCTACATGAGGTTCATCTTTTAGCAACCACTTACCGCGTACCATTTTACCTAGTACGCCATCAATATCCGCATCGTAATACTCACGGTCAAAACCTACTTTAGTGCCGCCTGTAGTCGCTCCTACAAGTTCACCTAATTCTTTTACACTCTTAAAACCTTTGTACATGACACCAGGGCCGATAACAAAATTATCAGTTGTCCCTTCACGGACACCATTAATTAATTTCCAGCTCATTTGTCCTACCCCCTAATACAAGTCCGTTCGCATGGTTCGGACAAGAAATTTCGCATTTATATGAATGATAGATGGGTCTTCATCCGGTACCGGCAGTTTACCGGCACGATGTATAGAAAGTATCCCATCATCTTTTAAACCAACTTCTCTATCTAGTAACTTCTCAATACGTGTAGCAATTAACTTTGCCTTATCATAATCCCCGTTATCACAATACACATCGAAATTCAGAATCATACGATCTATAATTTCAACATCATCCGGATTATCTGCTTCAATTCTCATAACTACATAAGGCATTTTCATATCATCTTGTGCAGTTTGGAATGAAAGAGCAGGACCTTTGTCTTCACCTTCACCATATTCTGATAGATTAGCTTTTATTATTTCATCGTTCTCCACAATTGTTCTAATAGCTGCAATAGCATTAGACATACAATTATCCTCCCATCATTCTTTTAAGCTCTCTGCGCTCTTTTTCAAACGCTTTTAATAGGAATGGACGGGCTTCCATATGACTTGTACCAGCTTCAAGCCATATCGCTTTCTTCAAGTCGCTTCCTACTGCACCCAATACTTCTGATTGTGATCGTTTGACATTGTATTTAATTGAATTCAATAAATCACCGGTACGGACAGCAGGAGCTTCACCTGGTTTAGAAGCAGTATATTTACGACTCGTATGAGGTATTTTGTATTGTTTACCGCTACGGCTACCCGTGAGATTCTTCTTAACTTGATTTTGTAAATGGATTGTAGCACCGGTTACTCTTTCTACACATAAGTTATTAATCTGTGTCTTTACCTGCTCCATATTGCTTGAAAACTCAACTTCTACTGAATTAGCCATATAACATCACACCTTTTCGCAAAAAATTTCAATGTGATGATTCATAAATGCAGGATTACGTGGTTCTCCTTTTACTTCAAACGTATAATCAACACCTAATTCTTCATTTTTAAAATGAATACGATCATTAGGTTTAATTTTGTAAGAAGCAGGTGCATAAATTTTAAAAGTTGTATCGAAATTTTGCTTATCACGTTTAAATCTCTCATTATCAGCAGCAGAATTAGTAGTTACACGGCAAATCATATTCTCGTAAATTTCCTCTTCTGTTTCTGCATAATTACCCGAGGATTGTTTCTTTCTCTCTTTTCGTTTTACAACAACTTCATGAATATATAAATCATCCATATCGCCATCATCAAAGTACATATTCATGTTGCCATCACCGGCTTAACTCTTGCTCTAAACCCTTTTAAACCATTAAGTATCTTATTATTCGTAGCAGGTTCGTCTAACGTTTCTGGGCTAATCTGGTACGAATAATCACCAATACTTTCCGAGGTCTTCATTCCTTTTCGCTGTAAGTTAGCACGAACTACTGCTGAAATAACCAAATCAATAATACATTTCCTCATAAGTACCTGCAGATCATCATAATCTTGTATCTTATATTCGAATTCATATAATTGATTTTCGGATAAACCATAAACAATACGCCCGTTTATAGTAATAGAATCGGTCATATCTTGTTTAGAACTAACATGAGTTACTTTTGCTATAGATTCAGCAGGAAAAGAAAGCCAAGCTAGTTTACCTGTTTGAATGATTTCTTTCATTGGATTCTCCGGCTTAACTCTTAAATACTTCCTAGCAATAACTGCATAGTAATCTATTAGTTCTTGAATAACCGTATCGGGCATTTTCTGCACATTTACGCGGTCTTTAATGTCCTGCACGGTAATATCCATTATGTTTCTTTCTCCTTCTTATCGACTTCTTTTACAAGTTCAAAATGTCCAGTACTTACAAGGTAATCAGCTTTTTCATTTGCTACTGTTTCTTCTTGGCCATTCTTAAACTTTTGTCCATAAGCGGTGTAAGTGCCGCCTAATCGCAGCGTAACTACTTTCATAATTAACACCTCTTTCACGAATGTAAACTAATCTACGAAAGTTTACATTCGTTTTATTGGTTTTATTGTCTTTATCTCGTCTTCCATTAAAAACAAGAAATCGTTAAAAAAGTATACATTCAAAACCCTAATAATAAAGAGTTTGTTTCCATAAAAAATACGCCTGGCTATTAAGCGCCAAACGTATCTGGAATGTTTGTTAGGATTGCTACTGCGTCCATCTCTTGAATTACAGCATCATCATCAAAGTGAATTACATAGAAACGTTTGTCTTCCATGATTGCACTTTCGCCTTCTGTTGTTTTACGAACACGAGTTGAATATGTGTTAACTGCAATAAAGTTTTTAGGATCTGCAAGGATAATAACATCATCAGATAATGATGGAACCTCTGCAATTCCATATCCAAGAGGTTTATTCACTTGGTCACCTGCTCCTAATAATGCAGCGTCTCCTGCTCCCGTTGGACGTTCTGTTAAATATTCCATCCATTTTTCTTTACGTGTAGGAGACATAATCCAACGTAAATTACCATTTTTATATTTGTTAGGAATAGCACCGGATAAAGCGAACATTGAATGTTTACCAAATTCTTTCGCTACTTCTGTTTCACCTGCTGCAGAAATTAATTTTGCATGGTCAACAATATGAGATTCTTTAGAGGTCTTGATTCTTTTCAGCCATCCATCATTAATATTTAAAAATGGATTATCAGAAGACGCATCACCGTTCCAATGTAAATCCTCAAGATCAATACCTAATTGAGTTGCCATAAGTTCCATTACAACATCTTCAAAGTTTTCGCCTTCAATATTTTCACGTAAAGTTTCTTCTGTAATCTCCCAAGGAAGACGCATTGCTTTTGTGTGATATTCAATTTTAGAAGTTGTAACACCTGCACGATATCCATCATCTTGATTTTCTGTTTTCTTACGAAGAATACGGCCACCAATAGCAATTTTATCTAATTCCCCTTGTTTTGCCTTACGTAATTCTTTACGATGCAGTTGAGAAAATGGAGTTGCTTCAAAGGCCATTCTATAAAAAGCTTTACTTTGCTCCGGATTTAATAACCCGGCAGAAAGTGAGCCTGTTGAAATTGTTTTTTCAATTTTAGATAAACGATTTAATAATTGTTGATTGTTCATATTGTTTATTCCTCCTTATATTACAAGCTAAGATTTGAGAATACAGATTTTTTAATTGGTTGTTGTCCTGGTGTAAGTTCTTCATCTGGATCTAAACCTTTACGGATAGCCGCAGTTTTACCAATATCCTCAATTTGTTTTGCGATTGGTTCTAAAGCTTTTTGAATCATTCCCTCAATTTTCTCTGTTTCTGCTTGTTCTTCTGGTGTAGGATTATCCCCAGGGTCTTCTTCACCATTTACTTGTTTTGCGATTTTCTCTACCTGCTCGGCAAGTGGTTGTACAGCTTGTTTTACGATATCTGCAATGTCTTCTACCTTCATTTCTTCTTCCTCCTCTGGTGAAGCAGATTCTTTTATTTCATTAATTAAAGAAAGTGCTTCATCTAATTTCGTGTGATTCTTTTGGGATAATACTTTCCCTGCTTTTTTAATAGTTTCTAATAAAATTGCATCTGCCTGTCCGTTGCCTTCTGCTTTGGCGATGGTATACCCACCTTTAATAGATGCAAGAACTTCCTTCATATCATCAAGTGCTGCTGTCATACGGTCTATGTCGGGCTTGTTCTCCCAAATCTCCCAATAGAACACATCTTCGAATAAATCAAAAACAGCACGTAAATCACGATTTTGTTTCCCATCGATAAAACGGTCTTTTACTTCGCCTTTTGTGATTTTGTGAGTTTCACCTTTAACGAAATCCAGCATTTTTCGAATAAGCCCTTTATCTTCATGAGTAAAATCATCTGCCTTCGCGATTTCTACACGTTCACCGAATCCACCCATAGAAAAACCGGTAACTTCACCCTTTTTAATCTCTTCCCAGGTTTCTGTATCATCAACACGAACAGTCATAAGCCATGTTCCTGCTTTTACTTCTTGTTCACCAACTGTCATATCGCTTTTAGCAATCCAGTTTTCAACAACTGTACCCTTACCAGCAATTTCATCATGTTGTTTATCGATGTGTTGGTAATTTTCCATAAATGTGTAAGCAGCCTTTTCTATTTCTTCTGCGGTCATTTTGTCCCCGTGTGAATCTTCTACATCCGGTTCATATACCACACCTGTTACAAGCTGCTTCTCTTCCTCTGTTTTAAGGATTGGAACTTGCTTTGATATATTCGGTTGTTTAGCAGTCGCACTTTTCATAATGGCAAATTGACGACCGTTAGCGCCTTTTGTAACCAATGAAACATAACTAATATTGGCGTTTTTTAGTTCGTATCCCATCGTTTTACCTCCTTCCCTATAAATATTGGGGTTCCACTGTCAAAACGCATCGCAGCAATTACAGCCGTATACGTTTTGACGATGAAACCCCAATCAATAGGTATATTTCAATTACTCTTCTGAAATCATGGTGCAGCGGCAATGTGGATGAGCTGGCGGACACATCTTTCCATTACTGAATGGTTCATCTATATCTACCGTTTCGCCATGTAAACCACCGCACTCTTTACAAACACGCTCGTCGTTTCCTGTAAGCCATGTTTTTTTATTTCTATTTGCACCCTTATAAGCAATTAGATTGCCGTAATTCATCGCATAGGTTGTTTCTGTACGTGCAATCATCATTGCTCTGTAGTTACTGGCTTCTGACATTACATCTGCAATAGAAACGCTTAATGCATCGACACCCATTCCTTCACTAAGATTCTTTAGCATTGTTTCTCTTAATCTATCTTTAGTGGTTTTATGGATTCCCTTTGCTAATTCAAAGGCATAAGCAGCAACCCATTTTGCAGCAACGTCACCAATAGGATCTAATACCATCCAGGTTAATCCGTTTGTTGCAATAGCACTTTGTACGAATTCCGTTACATCATCTTGTAGAGTGTTAGTGACTTCATCAACAAACATTTGTCGCTCTTCATCCCAATCTACGCTATCCAGGAGCTCGTCAACTTCTGCTTCTGCAATTACAAGATCAATCTCTTCATCTGCTTTATTAATACGAATTACGGGAAGCAGGTTTAAGAGCCTTTTTCCCTGTTCGGAAAAAAATCAGCTACCTTCTTTTGCATAACCTTCTCTACTTCTTCATGTTTTTCCCGAAATGTATTAATAGCAATTATGTTTTCTTGCTCATTATCTGCAGCTTTAGTAATCGGTTCAGGCGGAGAAGATTCGGTTTTACCATCAAAGAATTTATCCCCTTCTGGTACAGGTTCATAACCTACTACTTTACGGGACTCATTCAGTTTTAATATTCCACCCTCATAACTGTCTTTTGCATACTTCAAATCTGCTTCACGATCATCCGTATCGATTTCATTTAATTTGAAATGCCAATCTAAATCGCCTAGTATTTCAGCAAATACACGAAACAACTGATTATTCAATCGATGTTCTAAGATTTCTTGACCAGGCTCAATGATAGAGCGCTTGTACATCTCGTTCATTTCTTTAGCAGTTGTTTGCCCTAATGAACCTGTCATAGCCCAACCGATACGGTAAGGCGGTACACGATGAGCCACACATATTTCCATTGCACTATCCTGCTTATATAAACGGAAACTACCTTCTTTTACATCTGGACTAATTTTTTCTAGTCTAGCTTTCGCTCCTGGCGGTACAGGAACAACGGCTAATTTATGATGTTCTCCCTTTGTTTCTGCAGAGAAAAATACTTTTAGTTCATTTTCAGTTCCGGAATCTATTTCATCGACTCCCTCAAGGAATAGGATGGAATCCGGAATAGTCTTACCTGTGAAAAAGTTAATGTTATAATCTCTTACTGCTTGAGAGCCAACTATTGAACCAATAGAACTAACGTAATTAGGTATACCGTAATAAGAAGAACGAGAACCGAATTTACGAATAACAATTACTTCTCCTGCTTTTTCTGTTCCGTTTTCTACAATATCCTCTGCACCTAAAGGCCTACCATCAGCAAGGTGATAATCATCGGAATAACCAAACTTTTTAAACCAGCGTTCTTTGTTATTTACGATTTGAGCAAAGCGTACTTTATCTTTATGAGCACGTACTGTATGAGCCGGTATATGATAAAGCTCTACTGGACTTTCACCTTTCTTATCGCGAACAATTTCAATAACGCCCCATCCAACCGTTTCATAATCCTCCCATACAGCTCTAAGAATTTCTGAGCTTGTCATTTCTGGATTACAATTCCGCATAAAGTCTTTTAACCTTTTATATTGCTCCTGGCTCGCTGCTTCTTTTACTTCTTCAAAAGGAGCAAAGTCAAAACCAACACCAGCAATATCATCCACTTTTGCGCTAATGCAAGCAGAATGAATAGGATTGCTTTCTTTTATATCAAGCAGCACTTTCATATCATAAGGAGGTTTAATCAATCCCTTATCGCCATATATTTGTGCAAATGGGTCAACTGCCATTTGTTTGCTGTTGTCTTCCTTATTCTTTGGATCATCTGCAGCTTTATTGATGCTAAATACTTTTACATTCTTTATGGTTTTCTTGTCGCTCATATCCTTTGTATGTCCTCCTTTCTTCTATTAATAAAGAGCAAAAGAAATAGCCGAACAATTATTGTCCGACTACACTCTTTTAACCTTTCCACCCATAACTACTTTACGTTTACTCATATCGTCCTCACATGCGTAACGAGTCATATCGATACTATGATTATCCTTATCTTGTAATCTGTTTTTCGGATTACCGTCCTTATCAACTTCATAATCAATATTTTCAAATTCGCCAGCAGTTTTTGGACAACGTTCGGGATCAATTATGATTTCCACTAAATCATCTAACCATTTTTCCCCGTATTCAACAGAACCAGGACCTTTAACCGCTCCCTTAATTTTCTTAATATCATGATCGTTTTTCATTTCATCGATTGATTTTGGTTCAGAAGAATCTGCGATTATTTCAACATCATCCCAGCCAAGCTGCTTAATTTTTTCAGCTAATGAGCGGTTACTGATTTTAACGCCATGTATTTCACCGAATATATAAAGCTTTCTTCGCGTTTTATCATAATGCATACGACCAAAAGACAGTGCGTCATTCCCATAACCCCAGTCAATCCCTTGACGTATATTATCAAATGATTTGATTTCTTCATCTGTAATACGTCTGAATGTAAGGTTACTAAATGGAACAACGCCGCTGCCTGTCGGTTTCCCTTTATATTCATGTTCATATTGCTGCGGTTTAAGCCTTTTCGTTTCTTCTGCTTCTTCCACAAACTGCTTAGAAATATGCGGGTTATCATGGTATGTACTATGATGTACAAATGTATTCTTTGGTTTGAATTGTGTTTCAAACTTCTTATTAACCCAGGACTGCTTTCGCTTTGGTGGGTTATACGAGTAATACATTTTATATCGCAATCCATTCGGTAACTCTTTACGCAAAATAGATTTTTCTATTGTAGAAACGTCTTCTTCTAATCTAAATTCAGCCAACTCTTCAAACCAGGCAATAGCAACTGGATATTTCGCTATCTTAATAGATTTGATTTTTGCAGGGTCATCAGCACCACGGAATATCATTTTATTTCCACGCGGCTTATAAATGATTTCCATTGGATTTTCTTTAAAACGAAACAAATGCTCTACACCTAGTATTTCTATCGCTTCTTTTATTTGCTCATAGCAGGATTCTCTTATTGTATCCTTTACTCTACGTATACAAAGAACTGTAATAGGAAATTGAATAAGATCCATAACAATACAAATCGATATATCAGTAGATTTACCGGAACCACGACCGCCTTTACAAACGATTTTTAATATCGCTTCACATTTACGAGCTAACCAAACTTGATGAAATGCCGGCGGAAGTATTTCATCTATCTTCTTCTTAAACATCTAATTCACCACTGATATTATCTATAATGACAACTGGCTCAATATTATTATCATCATTATTAGTAGTGGATTTAATTTTGTCGATTTGAACCTGTATAAATTCAAGTTTGGCACGTCGCTCATCGTCTATATTTGCTAATCTATCAAAATCTCTAATAAGAGCAGATAAGGTAGAAAGTGCTTTAGATTGAGCATTTAAGAAACTAGCCTGTTTATCCCAGGCAAATTGAATTTCCCACTCTTCTTCAAAGCCGCTTTCGCTAAGTTTATTCTTACGAAGCTCCTTTGTCATGTCTTGATTATCCTTAACAAACATAATACGTTGAGCATGAATAATTTGAGCATGCTGCAGCATTATACTTTCCCATAAAATCGATAATGGATCATTGTTAATTGCCTCCTCTAGCTCTTCTTTTAAATCATATAATTCTTGTGGTAAATACTTTCTGTATAGACCATGTGTAGCAGCATTACCATTACGCAGTGGAGCAGAACCACCAGAATTACCAGCAGCATTTCTATTGCCCTTTTTAGCTCCACCACGATTGTTTACAGCATTCTTATTACCTTTGGGTGCTCCTGGTTTCTTTTTGGAGTACTCCGCATCTTTCTTTGGAGTACTCCGTTCATTTTTATGGAGTACTCCATTTAATTGCTGTATCCATTTATCTTTCGTTTTCCATCCTCCTACTGTTTTTTCATTCACAGTTCTTTCGGATGTAGATAACAATTCTGCAATTTTACGATTGGTAATATCGCCATTATGTTCTTTAAATAGTTGATACGCTTTATCACGGTCTGGACTTCTTTGTCTGGCCATAATTACATAACACCTGCCCCCTTATCCAATTGTTTGCACTTCCTTCTCTAAACACTCAATGCATATATGAGCATTATCCGTATTTGCTTCACGGAGATATGTTTTATCAAAATGAGTAATAGTTAATGGCATTTTTAATGTCCACATGCAGGGTTCATTACAAACAGAACATGTAGGAACGTTTATATTTTCTTCTTCCATTTACACCACCTCACGGTAATTCCTTTAAATCATTTTATTACATCCTATCATTGTAAATCTGTTTATCTAAATGTAAAATTATAAATAATCTCTAACATTTTGAATCGAGGTGAAAATCATGAGAAGTTTTAGTTCATTATTGATCTCTACTATCTGTTCAACCATCCTTTTAGTTTGGAATTCCCTTTCTTTTTATACTGAATTCACAACAGGACATACATACTACTGGATTTACGGTATCATAGCCTTGGTTTTTCTTCTATTCTTTATCCTAAACATGCGAGATATCATCAAGAAAAACTACAGAACATCAGGACAATAGGAGTTGATACATATGTGGAAAAAGATTAGTAATTACAAGTATCATCTAAAAGACTTAAAATTTATGCTTTGGATATTCCCCATCGTTGGTTTGTTATACGCTTATGACTTCTTCTCTGGGCTAATCTTTCACCAGGAGTTCTACTGGCTCAAATTAGTATGCATGATAATAATGGTCCTGGGATTTATGGATATTAGAAAGAAGCTTAAAAACAACGATTATAGAACGGCAAGATGACAGAGGAGCCCTTTTTAGGGTTCCTTTTTCTCTGTAAAATAAAAAAGCAGCAGATTCGCTACTTTAAATGTTTCTTATTTATAAACTGAAATCTTCCAATGATTTATCAATCTCATCTTGTTGAATGCCTATATAACGTAATGTAATTGATGGAGCAGAATGATTAAAGATCGTTTGTAGCATCACTACATCTTTTGTCTTTTGATAATAGTGATATCCAAAAGTTTTTCTAAGTGTATGTGTTCCAATTTCATCAAGCCCTACTTTTTCAGCAGCACCATTCATGATTCGATAAGCTTGAATTCTTGTAATAGGTTTTCCCGTCTTTTTCGAAGCAAATAAACAATCCGCTTCATTCATTCCGCTTACATACTCATTTATTTTTTCTCTTAACGCTGTATTAATAATGAAACGCTTATCTTTTCCGGTCTTCTGTTCTTTAATAACAATGTGAGTTCTTTCTTTTACATCATTTACATGTAACTTCAATAAGTCACTAATTCTTAGACCTGTATTGATCCCCATTTCAAATAAAAACAAATCACGATAAGATTGGCGACGTAAAACCTCTTTCACTTCTTCTAACTTTTTCTTATCTCGAATTGGTTGCACAAACTTCATTCCTTACCCCTCCATACGTTATGTTACATTAGATGTATCTTTATTATACAATATGTTACATAAAATATGGTAGTTATTTTTATATACAGACAGAAACGTTGATATAAAAGCATTTCTCTTCTAAATTCTAATGTAACAAAATATATGATGTGTTACATTAGATGGTATTTTAACTACCTTTCCATTAAATGGGTTGAGTTGAGTTTGTTTTGTTAGAACAAGGTAAATCTATCAATTCTATTAAATCCATCAATTTAACTATTACATATTCATATTCAATTCATATACTGTAGTAGTTTACTAGAAAGGAGGCGTAACCATGGAAAGTTGCGTTGTGTTTGTAAATGGCCAACCTTTTTTAGTTCTTACAGTAGCTGGTATCGAGATTGCTAGATTAGAGATTTCTCTTCAAGTAGCATTAGCTCTAAGAGTGCTTGGAATACCGATTTGTGATTAATTAGCATATCAAAAGAAAAGAGGGATTCAGCCCTCTTTTTTTATTTTTCTTATCTTTCATTTGCACCAATTTGATTCATCATTGACCCATTACGTTTGTGGCATTTACAACCATCACGTATCGTATGAGAAGCCTCTTTAAATCCACAACTTTTATTCAAGCACCATTTTTTTAATGGTATTTTCAAAGTACAATCTCCTCCAAAATAAAAAGAACCCGAATGGATGCTCTGATATCAATTATTTATTTATATTTTAATTACGGTAAATGAAGTTTTACCCTTCTTCCAATCACCCAATGTTGCTGCACCAATCTTTTTATGCATTATTAAGTAACTGGAAGAAGAGCAAAAGCTCTCCTTAATAACGGTATCATTCAATCACTACCACCTGCTGGTTTCGGATTTTATGCGCCGTCATTACGAACCGTTTAGAATTTTAGAAAAAACATAGTGAGTAGTGTTTTCCGCCACTTCTCACTATACAAATATAACACGTTTATACCAAAACAACCGGCACATTTCCTGCCAAAAAGCGGTCATGACTCTGCCACTTATTTTAATTCACTAATAACCTTTATTTTTCTAAACAACCTCACTGCAACAGTCAAAGAATAGATTGAATTTTATTTAGGTATTATGCTTGATCTGATTGTAGAACATGTAATGGAGGTGGAATAATCCAACCTTTTTTCTTATTTAGACGAAGTAATATAGCTCCAGCTTGTGCTTTTTTCATATGAAATTGACCAAACATCATTCCAACATCTTCTCGAAGAGATTGTCCCATAGCTTGACTACATGCTACTAACCCAGCAGCAAGATCCATAGAAACTTTAGCTGCAATTTCTGCATCATTAATACGAGCACCAGGAGGAATCGTTTCAATAGATGCAACTGGTCTTTCTGGAGGTGCTGGTGGTAATGCAACACCATTCAATTTCAATACATTTTTTAATTCTTCAACTTCTGATTGGATATCATTCTCTACAAGGTTTTCTAAAAATTTCTTTAAATCCTCGTCTCCTGTGTGGTTAATAAGAACTTGATATCCAGCAATCGCGCCTTGTGCCGCTGCAAGATAACTCCAAATCCCAAAGACTTCTCCGTAGTGCATTGGTTCATTTTGTGGATTTCCACTTAAAATACCCATAAAAATATTCCTCCTTAAAGAAATTAAACTTTTAGCAACAATACTTACTATAGAAAAAATTTTCCCAATCATGTTCTGGATTAAAGAAAATAAGTTCTTATAACTCATAACGAACACCTTACCCAAATATAGTAATTACCTCTCATAGAATGTACCGTTACCAAAAATTTATGCTTATAAAGAATAAATGCATTTTAATTAACTTAATCCATTATTATTAAGTACTTTTAATAATAAAAACTAAAGATGTTTATCATAATTTCAATTCAAATGGCTTTATATATTTTCAACCGAATATTGTCTAAAGGAACTGGAGACATTACTAAATACGAAAGGAGGGAAAACCATGAAGAAAAAACTTTCATCTATTTTAGGTGCCCTATTACTAACTATTACCGTTTTTGGTACAAGCGTCCATGCTGAATACGATGGATATAATACGAATAGAGTTAACAATAATAATATTACAACTCGAGTTAATGACTACAACACGAATAGAGTTAATGACTATAACATGAATAGAGTTAATAATGATGTGAGAACTCGAAATGTAAATACGACAAATGATTTAAATGATAATCGTAATAAAAATAATAATTGGACTTGGCTTGGTTTATTGGGACTACTAGGATTATTTGGTCTTAGAAAAAAAGACAAAGATCCAGAAAGACGTTAATGTAGAACATTGTATTTAATTTTAAAAGATATTTATTTTTTGAAATCAATAACAATTGTGATTTGAACCATAATTTTGCCGCTTGGGCAGGCTTATGGTTCTTTCGGTTTGTGGCGATCCTCCTATAACCTCAATGTTTGCCTATACTGTCCAAAGCTGTTTCACCTATTTCTTGTTAAGAACAGGCGGTAATTTCTATGACTGTCAAAATATATGTAAACCACATCCCCAGTAAAGAGTGTACCCTATGGAGGCCTGTCCCCTTTGAGCCCCTCAATCCTTGAAGGGCTCCCACGCTAGTTAATCAAATCAAATAATCTCTTTGCTTCGCTAAATCCGTTTTGATTGACCAACATCCTCTTTTCCTATAACAGGGCTCTTGCTACTACACCAAGTACTCCTGTTAACAATCCGCTTATGATTAATCGTAAAATCCATGTAGTATTTGCACTAATTTTATCTAATTGTTTATTAATAGTTAAAACATCCTTTTCAGCTACTAGTATTCTTGTTTCTAAATTTTTCATATCATGTTGCATAGCTTTTAAATCTAGTTTCATTTGATTAAAATCTTTTTCTAGTTCCTCCAATTTTGTCATATAACATATTTCTCCTTTAAAATTTAATTTCAACACTTTATATGTATATGATAATTAAAGGATAGCGATACAAAGAGAGGTCCCAAATCTATTAGGGTTGCACCACCTGCCCATCAAACTACATTAATAAAAAATACGGCAACTTTATGCTTTATATTAAAACTTCTGGCAAGTTTATGTGTAAAAAAAGATTTATGGCAATATTATGGTTCAAATTGTGGCGGACTTATGATTCAAATCACAACAATCACAAAAAACGGATGCAATTAATCGGAAACAATGAATTTCTTAACTTAAAAGTAATAGAGCATTACATCTGTTTGACGAACTACGCTCCTTTTTTATGCCTTTTCTTCACTTACCCATATCTTATATTTTGTGTAACTAAGCCAAACGCTATAGCCCTTGATATTCATGGTTTTATGCAACTTTCTTTTTTGAGTTACACATCACAATAAAAATGAATAACTGTATAGAATTAAAAGAAAAAAGCAATGATAAAATTTTAAACCTAGTCATTGTTTTATCCATCAATAAAAAATATAATAACCACATCATAACCTTCCTATATCAATAGCCCAAAATACGAAAATTATTTTTACAACTCTACAGCTCTTTTGTATATAAAAACAAAAAGAAACATTAATTAGAAAAACTAATTAATGTTCCCCCGTTAACTGGTAAAATTAACTTAGATAATAATCATCATCCTCTATGGTATCTATTATTTCGAGTAACACTCTTGTCTTATAACAAGATTCAAGGTTATTACTAATTATCGATGAGATCCAAATAAAAATAGCGAAACAATAGGTGATTAAATTAATAACCTCTTCAAAACCATAAGACAGCGTTTCTTTAAAGAGCAAACTTTTCACACCCCATAGAAATATACCCATTACCATCGATGTAATAAATTTGAGTAAAAATTCTATGTAAGACTCATTCTTATCTACTACTTTTAAATGCGCACGTAATAACTTTGCCTTTTCTTTTCCTAACTTTAAAATTTGATTTCTAATTACTTTTAAATTATCTAAACAATCAGTTTTAGCTTCTCCTGCAAATATTGTATTCTCTAATTCGTAAAAACCCTTATATTTTCCTTCAATCCATTCTTGTAATGTTTTATACTTTACCTTTTTATTACGTACCAATCGCTTTCTTAAAATTGTACTATTCATACAATCATAATAAGCCTTTAGCGTATATACACTAATGAACAATGAACCTACGAATTTACCTAATTCATCATTCACCATTCCTAACAGACCACAAATAACAGTCCCTATTATAAAAGCTAATAAATAATAAAATACCTGTTTAATCACTAATATTCTTCTCCTTCATTAAACTTAATCCTTTTCAATTTGCCTTAATGCTTAATAATTTTAGTTTCACTAAATTGAGTTAGCTTCACATTTCCATCATTTACAATGATAACAAAAATATCGTTAAATTACTATTTATAGATTCCGTTTATTAGTTGTATAGTACCCATTTCAATCTCGTGATCTTCTTAATTTCCCTTTACAAATTATAAATTCATCACTTCTCTCCTTTTATTTGGAAAAGTGACGTAACGAAGATTAGAAAAAAGTCGAAACAGAAGGAGGAGTAAAAAATAAAAAAAGCAATGACTAGATTTTAAATCTAGTCATTGCTTTATCCATTGCATCTTGGTTTACTCCTATATATCGCAACGTTACTCGTTCACTTGAATGATTGAATATCTCCATCAGCAAGGCTATATTCTTTGTCTGCATATACATATGGTATCCGAATGTCTTACGTAGGGTATGCGTTCCAATCTCGTCTAATCCAAACTCAGCTGCTGTGATACTAAGTATTTTATACGCCATGCTTCTTCCTATCGGCCTATTCCTTCCTTGTCTGCTCTTGATTAGATACTCATGATCTCCCATATCTTCAATATACCACTTTAACTCTCTTCTTAATGCTGCAGTAATCTGAATACGTTTCTGCTTTCCTGTCTTCATTTCACGCATTGAAATATGACTACCCTTTAAATCTCCAACCTTTAGTTTTAGAATATCACTAATACGTAGACCTGTATTGATTCCCATTACAAACAAAATATAATTGCGTTCGCTCTTTTCCCTTAAATACTCTTTAATTTGTTGTATTTGCTCTGGATCACGTATTGGTTGAACAAAGTTCATTATTCATTACCTCCAGTCTCTTCTGTCTCGTAAATTTCTAATCCAAGTGCAAAAGCAAGTTTATAAAACGCCTTAGACTTCCAACGTCGATAAGTACGTTCTGACATTCCGATTTCGTTATAAACCATGTAATCACACATATCCTCTTCTTCTAAATAACGTTTACAAATAATATCCCTTTGGACAATTCCTGCGCGTCCGTTCCCTAATCGATTTAAAAACTGATCAATACGTAATGACATCCCTTCAAGCCATTCTTCTCGTTTACTTTGTTGAATATTTGCTATGGCAACATCTTCTAACGGCTTACCAACTGCATGTGTAGGGCCGTGTTCACGCATTTCATAAGAAGGAGTGACTTTCATTTCTTTACGCATCATCCCAAATTGTCTATGTATACGTACACTTTCCAACACGCCTTCTAATTCCTCTTGTGTTGCCGTTCTATCGATTTTTGGTAAGAAAGATAATTGTTTAGTCATGTAAGACCACTCCTTTTTATTTTTTAATTACTTTTGTCTTAATGCTCCACGTCTACGTTCATAACGCGGTCCACGAATTCCCATTAAATCTTCAATTTCACGAGTGCTTAATTTCTCTTTTTGTTTTTTCTTGTTTTTCTTTTTCACTTGTTTTGATTGCTTTTTCCACTCACGTAACTGATCCTTTAGCACCTTCATTTCCCCATCTCCCTTTCCAAAATAAAAAGGACACCTATTCTTAAAACAGCTTTAATTGCTGCTTTAATGAATTGGTGTCCTCTAGTTTTCTAGCCGGACTGTATTCTATTTTCATTTATTTGATAATACCAGCCTGTACAAAGATGTTTCTCCAAGCTTTGTTAACTTGGTATTTATCAACGGATATCGCACGACGAGCGATAGCTTTTCTTATTTTCTTTTTCTTTGCATTTGCCATTCCTCTCATCCCTTTCATGCAAACGTCTCACATTTCCATTTTGGAGCGTTTTACTCCTTTTGATACTATTACATTCAAAAATAATCTAAACGTGAATTGTACCTATTTTATAAATTCCTTTTCCCACAAAAGGATTATTTTGTTATGTTTTCTAACAAACTTCATTTCAAAATTTTCAGATCCAGATGAACCTCTAGACACATACACCATATACTAATTTAAATATTTCCTAAAAAAGTAGGTGAAAGCTATGCCAGCTATTCTTGGAAACCTTGTCGTACAAACCAGTAACGGTTCTTTCAACTTAGGTGATTTTTATAACGTTTCTCCAAAAGCAAATACAAAATCTTATAATGGTTCAGGTTCATCAAATAATGCTTTTATTACCAATAACTTTAGCGGTGTTAGTGCAACAAATACATTTGATTCTGATGTTGCAGACCAAGATCAAGTAGTAGCAAACTAAATTGGATAAATTCCCTCTCCCTGAATAGAATTCAATAATCCGTCAATACTATTGATAACCCATTTTCAGATGCTTTATCTGAATTGAGCAGTTAGCCTTTGCTAGCTGCTCTTTTATGCTAATTCTGAAGTAATTAAAACTGTTGTATTCTTCAAGGAAATAAACTCCTTTGCTATTTCAGAAAGCTTTCTATCGTCACCTTCTTTCAAAACCGCTCTTTCGTACATTAATGCCGCGTCAATTGGGTGCATTTCTTTCGGTTCTCCAACTTCCTTAACTTCTTCAATTGAATAATACGCCACTTCCTCTGCGTAGACTTCACAAGCTTTTTCTAACGTCTCTGCCGCTACTAATGCCCAATATTCTTGTTTATTAAACTCAAAGTATTTCATATCCATTCCTCCTTGGATAAATTCTTAAATCTTGTCCATACTATAGATACAATCAATTATTGAACTTCCTAATTTAAGCTTTAAATGCATAAAATTCTACATGTTTTCCGATACTAGGGAAGAATTTAAAAGGTTTTTTTAAATTCTTCCCACTCTAGCTCTCTTGGTCGAGAGGTGAGCAGTTAGCTTTTGCTAGCTGCTTTTTTTGAGTTTATTCGAATAAAATTCTGAATTCTGTCCAATACTATAAATGGGCTGATACAGCTTGAATTCACAGTGACCTCTGTAATTTTCTTTTTCCCTTTCTCCGAGGGCTTAGCAGTTAGCTTTTGCTAACTGCTTTTTTGTTCTTATTCTTCTACTTATTACATACATTTTTAACGTGTTCATTTTGTTCACTGAGTTACCTCTTATCTGTAGAGCAACCTAAATGGTTGCTCTATTTCAATTTCTTCTTCACTACAAAATGAAATTTTTATACCAATCCTCATCAAGTGTTACAGCAATTACGTCGCCTCTTGTCTTCTTCTTTTAGCCAATTCATTTTAATATAGCTATATCCTATAACTTACCTTCTAATAAATTTATTTTAGAAGATTAAAAACACATGTTTATTGCCCATTCCTCAAACAACCCATACCCGCATAAATTATTAAGTATCTAAAATCCATAATTAATAATTATTTTGATCAAAAGAGAGGAGTGTTAATATGGACATCAACAATCAACAATCTTATACCCCTATTGATTATTATCGAGAGCCTCAGCAAGCCTTATATCCACAATCACATAACCTTCAACAACAAACTCTTACTATAATAACTCCAGCTGTTAGTCATGGGTTACAAGAAGCTCAGCACCTTGGCTATCGACATGCATTAACAGAAGCTGTTGCCATAGGATACTTGATGGGAAGAGGTTACAATTATAATGCTGCTTGGAAAACCGTTGAGTCTTGGTGGAGACCGCCAGGGACTCCACTTCCTACGCCGTACTAAAGTTATTAATAAAGCCTTTCCTTTGAAGAGCACTTATATATATGGTGCTCTTTTTGGTATGGAATGTGAAATAGAGGCTTGCTCTTAAAACCTTTTATGTAATTTTTATAGGTTTTTTCCTTACACCCGTGTGTCTGTTTACTCATAAGTTGTTAAAGTATAAATATAAATTGGTAGTTAATTTATAAGGGAGGTGTAAAAATGAGTAAATTTAAAAAGAATTGTCACATACCCTTTCCATGTTCCTTTCCTTTGCCTCAAATAGGGCCTACTGGGCCTACCGGCATAACCGGAGCAACCGGACCTTCTGGTGGACCTCCGGGGCCCACTGGACCTACCGGATTGCCAGGAACTGGTGGACCTCCGGGGCCTACTGGGCCTACCGGCATAACCGGAGCTACTGGACCTTCTGGTGGACCTCCGGGGCCTACTGGGCCTACCGGCATA